ATGAACGACGACCATCACGGGGTGCGCCTTCAGCATCCAAGTAAGCACCAGCGGTCAAGTAGGTGAGCAAGGATGTGGGAGGAGTGCCAGCAGTGCCAACGATGTTAGCAGTTGCGTTTTTAGCCATTGTCAGACCATCAAAGTCAATCTTGTTGGCTACAGCGGCAACAGCGGGCTTCAACACACGATCAGAGAACTGATCAAGGCTCAAAGTCAAGTCTTGTGTGGTGAACTGTGTGTCAACGTGAAACTGAGTTGACAAGGTAACGGGAACAGAAGTCTCGTTAAAGTCCTCAACGTTCAAGGCAGGGCCAGTAGTGCCGATGAAACGGCCTGGTCTACGAACGTTCAGTGTGTTACCGATCTTTGCGCCTGAAACAGCGAATTGATCATCATAGTTGCGGTCAACTTCGCTAGAGAAAGTCAACTCGTTTTCCAAGACCATCAACGCTTCGTTGGTGATCATGGAGATAGTAAGCAGATTATTGCTCATTTTATTTCCTTAAAAGAATGGGTTTATGTCAGCGGATTCGTCCTGCAAGTCTTGCCGCTTTCCAAGCCTGATATGAACCATGAAAATTCCCATCGGAAGTTAGATTCACATCACGCCCATTAGCCGCAGACCTGATCGGGTTGATCGGTGCTGGCGCTTTACTTTTCCCAACAACAGGCTTTGTCTGAGTCTCGGCTTTTGCAAACTGAGCCTCCAATCTCCCAATAGTTCTCAATGCGGATGTGACTGTCATGCCTTGCAGTTTTTCGGCAATTTCGGGATTCTCAGCCAAGTGATATAGCACTTGAGGGCCAACATCTGATTCAAAGATTGCGTCACGCACTTCGTTGCTCACAACAACATCGGCAGACCCAACCATCGCCTCAAAATCAGGCATCTCAGCTTTGGCAGATTCAACTCGCTTTGCCCAAGTGTTGATCACTTGTTGCCTTTGAGCCTCTACTTTAGCCTGTGCTTCCTTTTGCTTTTCTTCCGCTAATCGCTGATCCACTTTATAGTCTGTCAATGCTTTTGCATATTCATACATATCAGTGAACTGCTCTGGTCGGGGTTCTTCAGACGCTTCAACCTTTTGGGGTTGAGTTCTGCCTTCCAATTCCCTGACCTTGGCTTCCAAAGATTCCCTTGCTTCACGTTCCCGCTGGGCTTCTGCCCTTGCTTCCTCACGTTGCTTGGTTATCTTCTCAAACCGAATTTCCAACTTAGGATTTCGTTTTCGATCCTCTGTTGCTGTCGCTTCCTCTGACGCTTCAACTGGTTCACTCTGCCCATTATCGACCTCTGGCGGCTCTGCAACTGGTGCAGCCTCGCTAGGCGTTGAATCAGCTAAACCCATTCTCTTAGCGTTAAATTCAGCTAAATTTTCACTTGTCACCACAGTAGTGGAGACCTTTGGTTGTGCAACTTGCACTTCCTGAACTTCTGACATTGAGTTTCCTCAAAGAATTTTCCCAGTGAGCCTCACTGGTAAGGTTTGAGTAATTATTTACCCTAATTCATTATCTGTCAATTATTGTTGCATAAATGGATTTTGTTCGTGATCGATATCCATTGCCGCACCCATCGCAAACTGCTGTTGTTCAGCATTTAAGCGGTCGATCTCAGCCAACAATTGATTGGGAGACATCCTTGCAATAAGCATTTTGACCAACGCATCAATCTCAGTCTTATTCTGCTCAGTAACTGCTTTGACATTGGTTTGATTAACTTTTGCTTCGTTAATGGTCTCAGTGTTGTGCGCTCTTGCGGTGACATCCATGAGTTTGCGTCTAGTAGCGCCTTCCTCTTTGATCTGTGCCACTTGCATCCGATTGTTGATCTCAAGACCAGCGGCTTGCAATTGTTGCTGCAACTGCTCAATCATCTGCTTAGACTGAGCCAATTGCATCTGGATTTCAGGTGGAATGTCGGATTTCTCATCAATCTGAGCCAACGGGTTCATGGCGGCAAGGCGGTCTGCAATCACATCAGCGCCTGGGAAGTCCATGTTCCTGAACACCAAGTCACCCGCAATGTTGAACAGTTCTGCATTGCCTGTAAGCAAGGGCATCATGCTTTCAACGGCTTGTTGGCGCTTGGTCTGGAAGCCTGGCCCTGTGTCCATCACCACATCGTATTCACCCACAGTCACATCGTTTAGCACTTCACCGATGGCATTGGCTTGGTTGATGGTGGTCATGTCGGGTTGACCATCTGAGCCAATGATTCGCATCACTCGCTCGGTGTCGTAAATCTTGGGGATCAAATCCAAGATGATTTTGCCCGTCTGACGAATCGAACGGGTCATGTTGTCGTAGAAGTGGAAGTTTGACAGATCAACTTGGTTCTGTTGACCCTGCAAAGCCTTGCCTGAGATGTTTCCGCTAGGTAATTGGTTGGGGTCAAGAACGCCCAAAACCATCTGCAAGTCTGCGGAAATAGCGCCAGCCGCCTCCATGATGCCTGTTGGCGGTGGTTCAGGCTGAAGTCGGGTTGGTGCGGGTGCGGGTTGACCCTCAATGTCCTTCTGTTTGTAGCGCAAAACAGGGGTTGACTTGATGTTAGCCATTGCCCATTCGTTCTCATGTCCCTCGTCTTGACCCTCGGCAAGCAGCCACTTAGCCTTTGGTGCAAGGGCGACACTTTCGGTCATGGATGTGCGCCAGAAGTTGTACATCCGCTGTGGGTCTTTAGCAAACCTTACCAAGCCGTACTTTTTACGCTTGTCATCAATGATCACTTGTGCGCCATAGCAAGGGACAACAGGGATGTATTTACCCGCCCATGTCTTTTCCTCAAGGATTTCCATTGCGGTGCATTTCATCCACTTCACGGCTTTGCGGAAGCTGTCACGCTCATCCACCACAGTCAGACCCGATGCCTCTACACGGGCAAAGAAGTTGTCTGAGTCGGCAAAACTTGAAGTGCCATCACTGAGCAAATACAGTTTGGCTCTCTCACGCTCAATGTAGAAGTATTCGGCAACTCGAATGTCCTCTTTGGTGAGCCAAGCGGCTGTGTCATCGCCTGTGGAACGCTGCTGAAAGTTTGCCCCGTCATCAGCGCCTGGGTAATTCTCCCTAAATATCTTCTTATCCATCACTGTGGTGATCAGGCAACGCTCTGCATCTGAGCCATCAGGGAGGATTGAATTGGGGTCGAAATAGACTGTGAACGGGTTATCGATAGTGTCGATGTAAATTTCCTGATCAAAGGAAGTCTCGCTCACATACTTTGTGTTGATGCGCCAATAGCCCCATCCCATGCGAACTGCGTAATCAAACGCTGTGTCATAGGCGGTGTCTGCGTTGGAGTTCACCTCGATATGACGGGTGATGCCCTCAATCACTTGGGCAATCTTGTAGTCTGCCAAGTTATTAACAGGGTGAACCTTGATGCGGGGGCGTTGCATCCTTTGCTGATTGGTCACTTGACGAATGTATGCGTCAATTTTGTTGATTGTCAGGCAAGGGCGGGATTCAAGGTTGCGTGAGTTTTGAATCTCAACAGGCCATTGGTCGCCAGCGGCAAACTTCACATCCATCAACGCTTCTGCTCGGTTGGTGGAGTCGGCATCGTTGACCAAGCGCCAGAACTTGATCACCTCGTTAATCTTGTCGTTACTTCCTGATTCGTCTTGGTAAGCCATGCTATTTACCCCATGTCCATGTTTTCCGATTGCGTAAGTTGTCAGATCGGGTTGTTGCTTGCAGATTTTCTATTCTATTGTCGCTTACATTGCGGTTTATATGGTCAATTTCCTTGGGAATATAGCCATGAAACATCATAAAAATAATTTGATGATTTAGCAATCTAACCCTGTTTACGCAAGTTTGGACATAGCCATCTTTGACCTTGCGACCCGCCTGGCATCCCTTTTTGACACGACCTTTTGACTTTTTCCACAACAAATGCCCATCTGAATACTCAAATTCAGAGTGTAAAACTTCTGGGGTAATGTTAATTCGTTCCATGTCAACCCATCCATCCGCTTGCCATTGCAATCTGCGCTGACTTTTTGCGTTTAGGCGGCTCTTTAATCATAAGGGCAATGTAACGAAATGCGTCTGCCCCGTGTGAGTAGTGATCGTGTAGCGGGTTGCGGCTGAACTGCCCCGTCTCAGGGTCAACCTCATACCGATAGTGTCTGAGGCAAGCCAAGCCATCTGCCGTGTGTTCCCTGTCAAAGTAGCAATTAGGGAAGATTGTCCTTGCGGCATTGATTGAGTCAAGGATTGGCACTCTTGGCATGATCTCGGTCTTGTACCCTGCGGCTCTTACGATGTCATCAATTGACCGACCCGCTGCTGCCAAGGTCTTATTCTCTGCGTCATGGGGAAGCCAAATCTTGTCGTACACATACCCATAAGTCTGCATGGTCGCCAAGTAGTAACTAATGGTTTTTTGGCTGTCCTCAATGTACCGAATGAGGCGGGTTTCCATGCCCACAAACTGCAAAAACCAAATGGCTGTGCTGTCTGACCATCCCAAGTCAAAGATCGCATGGACAGGCTTTGTAGCGTCATAAGGAACACGGCAGATGCGCCCATCCTTCTCGGCTTGTTGCATCTCTTTGGCAAAGATCGCCCCATCCACAGTCTGTCGGCATAACCCTTCCCACACTTGGTTGTAGGCTTCCTCATCCCTTGCTTTGAGGGCATCTTTCTCAAGTTTGAGGGTGTCGGGAAACCAAGGGTTGTCGTACCAATTCACCTTCATGGTGATACTGTCTGCGGGCGGGTTTGCCACAAACCTTTGATAGGTCTCGTCTGTCTCCAACTCAGGATTAAAGCTGATCCATATCTCAGAGCCTTCCTTTCGGATGGTCGGAATCAAGATGTTCCACGATAAGCGGCTTGTGGTCTGCGCTTCCTCAACCCAACAAATGTCAACACCCTCATAAGACTTGATGTTTGAGACATTGTTCTTTAGGCCAACAAAGCTAAACTCTGTGCCGTTTCTGCCCCTGATGCTTGTTTGGGTGATCTCGTAAAAGCTGAGTAAGCCAAGGCTTTCGATCTGGTCGCACAGTAACTTGTGAACCGAATCCTTAATGGATGTCTGAAACTCACGGGCGCACAGTATGCGGATTGGGTCTTTTGCGCCTTTGATCAGTAATGCTCGGGCAATTCCCCAACTCTTAGCCCCACCCCTTCCACCATAAAGAACCTTGTAACGGCTCTTTTTAAACAGACCTTCCAACTTGACGGGAAACTCTGCCTTGGCAATGGCAT